TTTGTAAATTATTTTTACAAAAATATATATTTTTACATTCGTTGTAAAGTATTTTTACTAAAATGTTTAACTTTTTAGCTAATTTTTCTGTTACAGAATGCTTTATGTGTTATTTTTGTAGTAAATTATATTTACATAAATATGAAAACTACATTAGGTAAAAAGGTATATTCTGTAAATTTTATTCAAAATCTTAGAAGAGAAATTGACCATAAAAAAGCAAACAATGTTTTTATCGCACAAAAGGGTCCGCAAGAGGATGACTTACATGCGAATGTGGATATTCTCATCACAGGTGGAAACCGTGGTGGCGGAAAGGCTAATCCTTACTCTACTCCTGTCGCCACGCCTAATGGGTTCGTAAAAATGGGCGACTTGGAGGTGGGCGACTGCGTATGCACACCTTTCGAAGGCATCCAAAAGGTGGAACGTATATTTGAACAAGGGGAAAACACGGTGTACACTTTGTATTTCGATGATGATACTTCTATGAAATGTATGAACAACCATAGGTTTTGGGCAAAACAGGGGGAGTTCGACGAATACAAGGAGTGGACAGCGGAAGAGATTTTCAGCAACTACAGGATGGATGCGAAAGTACCAAACTCGCTAAGAAGGAACGTTACTGATTTCGTGGAAATCCCTCTTCCGAACGCCGTGGAGATGAACGAGAACAGAACGGAGTTCGACTTGCCTATACATCCGTTCTTGCTCGGATATGTATGCGGAACTGGGTTCTTTGAATTTCCGAGAAATGGGGTGGTCGTTGATAAGTCGTACAGCCTGGCAAGGTTTCTCACTGGCGTGGGATATAGGGTACTGGCGGATAAATACAATCATTATCTCGTCAAGGGCATATCACAGGAAATGGTACGGAAAATTACCACCAATAGGGGAAGAAGACTTGCGAGGATTCCGAAGGAGTATATGACAGCAAGCATATCAGCAAGATGGGCTTTCCTAAAGGGGGTGTTCTACATACACGGCTACTCAAAAAGAAGACACCCTCATCTTGAACTTCCGAACAAAGCGTTGGTTGAGGACGTGGCACAAATGGCGAGGTCGCTGGGGATATGGGCGAAAGTGTATAGCGTGAACGAGACGCCTGAACACCATGGATGGTGGGGTATCGTCTTTATTTGCGTGGATGATAGGGATATTTATTTCAAAACGAATTACCTCGCAAGGGCGCACGTCAACGGTACTGTGTCTAAATCTCCGAACAATATCAATGCGCTGTCTAAGAAAATCGTTGCGATTAAAAAAAATAAAACGAAAGAGGAATGCAGGTGCATCACGGTCTCTGGGAAGCATCATCTCTATCTCACGAATGGATACACCATCAACCACAACACATTTACACTACTCATGGAGCCGATGTATGACATCATGAACCCGCTGTTCAATGGTATTATCTTACGAAAAAACAAGGATGACTTTAATAACATCGTCAGAGATAGCAACTTGTTATATGGGCGGTTTGGAAGATATAACAAATCTAAGGATGACATGACGTGGAATTTCCACTCGAACGCACAACTGAAATTCGGTATCTATGATTTGCCTTATGAGGAGTTCGATGACAAATACAGAGGACAGCAGTTCGCATACATCGGAATTGATGAGTTGCCGCAGATGCCGTTTAGAATGTTCAAATTCTTACTAACAAGTAATCGTAATGGAGCAGGTATCCGATCACGTATATTGGGTACATGCAACCCTGACCCTCTGTCATGGCTTCGCATTTTCATTGATTGGTATATCGGGGAGGACGGACTACCTATACCAGAAAGAAATGGGGTTATCAGATACTGCTACATGAGGGGTGACTCGGTGGAACAGACGGTGTGGGGAAACACACCAGAGGAGGTGTACCTACAATGCAGAGAGGAGATTGATAGTAGGTGGGATAGCTCTTACGAAGAATTGGGTTACGACAAGACGTCGTTCTTCGTTAAGTCGGTGACGTTTATCAAGGCTGACTTGAAATTCAACAAGCTGTTGTTGAAGTCTGACCCAAGCTATCTCGCTGGATTGCACAACCAAACGGAGGAGATTAAAGCACGGGAGCTGGACGGAAACTGGAATTTCATGGAAATGGGGGATGACTTGATTAAAATGTCGCACCTCGAGAGATGTTTCAGAAACGACCAAATGATAGGGGATGGCATTCATAGGGCGACCTGCGACATCGCATTCACAGGCGGCGACAACTGTGTGACGTTCCATTGGATAGGATGGCACGTGGCTGACGTGTTCGTATGTAAGATGGATGCAGTGAAGACGTGCGCAGCGGTGGCAGCGAAACTCGCTGAATGGGGGGTCACAGAGCAAAACTTTATTTATGACTTAAATGGACTTGGGCAGATATTCAAAGGAGCATTCCTAAGGGCTAATCCGTTCAATAACGTGGAGGCGGTAGACGAAAAGTTCAGAAATGTGTATGACAACATGAAAAGTCAATGCGCTTATCTGCTCGCACAAAAAATACACAACGCTGAAATTAGTTTCGACGAGGTGATGTTGGAAGAGAAGTTTTCTGGGAAAGGGTTTGACGGAAGAAAGTTGAGAGACATCTTGCAAACAGAGAGAAAATGTATCCGACAGGATATGTCAAAATTGGACAAAGGATGGTGTTTGATTAAGAAAGCGCAAATGAAAACGCTCGTCAAACATTCACCTGACTTCTTTGAAGCTCTCATCATGAGAGCGTATCCGGAGGTAAAGCACAAGAAAGTGAAAGTACCCGAATGGGCAAGATGTTTTTAATAAAAAGAACAAACACATGGCGGTGTGGACTACATTGAGATTAACGATAGCTATGGCGGCTTGTTTTGCCATATTCGTATTCATGGATAACAGTAATAACAACAATAATATAGCATAGTAACATGGATTTGAGTGTTTTAGCAAAGGGGGAGAAAAAACTGAAAGGCAACGAACTAAGAGAATTGCTCACGAAAAAACCTTTCACGAGGGTGAAACCAGATGGACATTATAACCATGGAGAGAGGTTTGGAAATGTCATGGAGGAAACGGAAACACCAGATTTCCTTCATCGAAAGATTGTAACGCAGGAGGACTTCCTAAGAGAATTAGACCCTTATGGGCATCTGATTAACGATAGGGAGTATTACCCTGATATTTACAGAAGAAACCCAGAAGACGGAAAGTGGTATCTCGAAGAGGTGCCAAGGTATGCGTTCGCTTTCCAAAGTGTGATTTTGTACAAGCACCTCACACACCTCACTGGAAATGATATACAGTTTGAACTGGCGGACAAAAAGGATGACGTAAACGCAAGGCATATATACAACGCATTCAAGCGTGGATGGCAGGAACGGAACATGGAAACGGCTTGGTATCAATTGGCTAAGTCGGTAAAGGCAACGGGTGACGGAGCATTCGTTGGTTTTATGAACGGAGAAAAATTCGCATGGAAGGTGCTGTCATTCTTAAAGGGGGATAAACTGTTCCCACATTATGACATCAAGACAGGAGAACTCAACTTGTTGGCAAGAACGTATTGTAATTTTGACGAGACAGGGAAAGTGGTCAACAGATTTGTTGATGTATGGGATGATGAGTTCTATTACTGCCTGAAGAGTAGTGGAGATGCGACTACTGCGGTAGAGAAATTCAAACAGGCAGCACTTAGCTTTTTTAACATGAGCGGATATAGCTTGATACAGAAAGAACCACATGGATTTGAACACATACCAGTCGCTTATCAAAGAAATGATATGGGAGCATGCTGGACACTCTCGCAAGAGTCTATTGATAACTACGAGATGGCATTCTCACGCATGGCACAGAGTAACCACGACTTCGGACTGCCTATCATGTATGTCAAGGGCGAAGGGTCGGAAGAGGTGGCAACACAGGATATGAGCCATGCTTCAAAAATATTCTTCCTACCATCTGACGGGGAAATGGGATTTCTAAACAGGCAGGATGCAAGCAATGGATACGAGAAGGAATTGAGTGTCTTGGAGAAACAAATCTACACGCAGTCGTTCGCGGTCACGCCTCCTGAACTCAAATCGGGCGACTTACCTGCGGCTGCACTGAAAATCTTATACTCACCTGCCTATGAAAAGGCGATGAGCGACGCCAATGAGTTTGATGTGGCTATTGACAAGATGGTGGAGATTTTCTCTCACGGATATGGTGTGGAAACAGGAAAACAACTGAAATTCAAAAGCACACCTATCGCACATTACATCAAACCGTATGTTCACTTGAATGAAACGGAACTGACAACTAACTTGTCTATGCAGGTGCAAAACGGATTCTTGTCCAAGCAAACGGCTTCGGAAAAATCGGTATATGCCACACCGCAGGAATGGGATAGAGTGCTGGCTGAAAAGAAAAGCGAACAGGAGAATGACTTGTTGTTCGATGAGAAGAAGATTATCATAGAACAGAAACAGAAAGACGAACCTGTTGACAATGGTAACATGACGCCACACGGGAATGGAAAGTTCGTGTGGGACAAGAATAGGAATAAAGTTGACCCTGTGACAGGCAAGGCGTATTCAAAGTGGGACAATTATAATATTCAAAACTAACACATAAAGGATGGAATTTGACAAGAAAGAAGAGCGGAAAAGACCGAGCATAAAGGAAATCATCGCTGCTCAGAATTTCATCAAAAGAAGAATCGCATTCGCTGACGAACTTGGAGGTAAGGTGGATGACATATTGGTGGAGGGGGCGGAGCGCATCGCAAAGATTTGCCTGCAATATCATATTCCTGCAAAAGACTTCTTATTGAAAGCCAATAAACAGATGTTTGAACGCATCACAGCGGTAATGGATGAGATGGAAGAACGTATCTTCCAACTTATTATGACTTATTCATTACATATCTCTGACAACGATGAGAGAAAAGATGGGTTAATAGCCTACCTTGCATCTCTCGGAAAAAATGACATGGATATGCGGGAAACATTAGATGCTTATCTGTTTCGATATATGTATGACATAGAGACACTCATGGCATCGCTGTTATTGGCAAGGGAGCAAGGCAAAGAAAAGGCCCTGTCGGACGCAAGCATCATCGCTAAGGTGAAAATGGCACAACACACGGTGTACACAACACCAGAGGTGAAAATGGCGATGAGCGCAAAATATATGCCTACGATGAAAGCGCAATATATCAGACTGATGGGGGTGCATAGGGACAACACAGGACTAAGCACAGCGGGCGTGAGCAACAGCAATGCGAACAATGTCATAAACATGGCGAAAAACACCATGAATATGGCGTGGATGAAAAACTTGGAAATGGACTTTGAACAGGATGATGGCATCGAGGGGTTCTTTGTCATGAGGGGAAGCTCATACCCATGCGCCCTATGCGATAGCATGGTTGGGTTTCACCCTGCCACGGATAGCGACTTGTTACCTCAATATCATGCTCACTGCGCATGTATAGCCGTGCCCATGCGAAAGGATGAGTAAATGAATAATAAAACTATAAAATATGGATTTCAGTAAAAGAATTACAAAGGAAGCGAAAGACTATAATATAGAACCGCAAGCAGTCGTGTTGGCTGACTTGTTGGCAGTAGGGTACACGGAGGCAGAAGCGTACAACATAGCGTATGCGGATAACTGTGTACTTACTTTTGAACAGAACCAAAGCATCAGAAACGCACTGACTACCTCTCAAAAGTTCATGGAAATGGCAGAGGATAGAAGAAAACTGATAAGAAGCAGGATGCCGACATCTATCAAGGAAGAGGACATAGAGCTAATGTCTACTGAGGAAGCGGCAAAACAGGTACTGATGGCGGCAAAGTCTTTGCCCACTGGCTCGAAGGAAAGGGGCGAGATGTTCGTCAAATACACGGAACTACTAAGGAAAAACACATCTGTAGATGCAGAACCAGAAGACGAGAGTATTCGCATCTACCTGCCCTTAAAATGCTGCGACTGCCAATTGTATCAAGATCACATAGAAAGCCGCAAGGAAGCAAAAGAAATGGCTAAAGAGGTGATAGAAACAAATGAAGAGGCGAATAACGAAGTGAAAGAAAATAAAGAAGGTAGCTGACGGGTAGGCCAGTTGGCAAATAGATAGCCATTTACTGGTCAACTCGTCAACTCATCTCCTTGTCTCCTTATCAACTTGTAACTTCGTTTAGCTCATCCGCCAACTCGGCTTGCGCCATCTCTTTGTCGCTAAGGTCTTGCTTTTCCTTTGGCTCATAATTCTGTAGGCTTCTCATAAAGAATGCCTCTAATTCTTTGCACAGCTGACGGTATTGCTCCATCTTCTTCGCTTTGCTACTTACCTCATCAGTTTCTATGATGATTGTTTCTGCAAGTCGCAATACAGCGGATTGGAACACACCAAAACCTATCGTCGTTACAAAGCTCATGTTGGTGAAAAAAGTGGACAGGATGTCATCATTCGCCTTTGACCTGTTTTTGA